ACGTTGCTGCTGATCGACTTCTGGCTGTAGCCTTGCTTGAGTGGCATCTGCTTTCCTTTCTGCTTGGGTTTGGGTGTCGAAGATCCCGAGCAGCTTGCCGTCGGGACCGTAGAGCTTGTGCTTGGCGCCGCTGATGATGCGGTAGCCTTCCTCGGAGTTGATGACCGACTTGTCTCCGATTTTTTCGGCCGGCATCCAGCGCTGCTTTGAGAGCTGGTAGGCCTCTTCCGAAAAGCGTGCGCGGAACCCAGAAGGAGCTATTGAACCAATGCGGTCCAATCGGAAGTCGCGGACAAACTTCTCGTTCTGGTTGATGAAGTCCCCAAGGTACTTGGCCTTTTCCAGGCCAAAGATCTCAGAAGACCTGCGGGCTCCTTCCTTCTGGTCGAGGTTGGTGAAGTACTTTGCCAGGTCGCCCATGAACCCGTCGACATTGTCCCACAGGCCTTTGCCCACACTCCCGTTGGAGGCTGTGTCCTTCAGGATGGCATCCCGGACCTTGCTGATGTCGATGGCCTTGATCAGCGGATGATCCGCTTGCGAGAAATAGAACGCATACGGCAGCACGTCGCGGTCAGTAAGGCGGATACCGCTGCTGTACCTGTTGACTTTTTTACCAGTCAGCCGGTTGATGACCTTCTTGAGCGCTGCGCTGTAGGTGATGTTGAGGCTGTTGCCAGCGTTCATTGCGGCATTCGCAGCCCGGATCTTGTCCTTCATCCGGCTGCTGACAGCCTGGGACTGCTCGATGGCGGACAACTGCTCCGGGCTCAATCGACCCTGAGCAACGCCATCGACCATGCGGGCAGTACCCGGTGTGTTCTCAATAATGGCGCGAAGGCTTTCACGATCCTTGTCTTCTCGGGCCACTACCTCTTCGCTGGACATTGGCCGGATCGTGCCATCGGGCATCTGTTCAGCTAAACCAAGATCGACCAGTTGCTTGGCTGCCAGCGGGTTGGACACATCCTCTGGCTTGAGGACCAGCTTGGTCTTCTCGTCTTGGATTTTGATCTTCTCGTCCAGCTTGCGCCGGGCACGCACCAGGTCGCGCAGCATGGCATTCACCTGAGGCGAGGCCTGCTTCAGATCCGGGAACAGCACCGAGTCGGTCGGCTTGACTCCGAAAGTGCGTTCAATGGTCGCCGCAGCATCGGCCAAGGCCCGGCTGGCGTTCTGTGTCAGAGCAAGGTCGAGAAGTTGCCTGGTGAGTCCCGTGAATCCCTTCAGCAATGCGTCAGGCTTCTGCCCGGCAAGGAGTGCAGCAAAGTGCTCTGCTGCGAGCTCTGAGGCCACGTAGTCAGCCTTTTTGCTGACGGTGTCGTACTTAGCAAGCTCGTCTGCCATCAAGGCATTACCAACGCCCAGCTTGTCGCGGTACTCGTTGAAGCGGGCCTCGATCTCGGCATCGGTCAACGCTCCATCGGCCAGCTTGCGGATGGTGTCGCCTTCCTGAATCCATCGACCAACCAGAGCGTTCTTGATCTCGGTGGCGCCGGCTTCGAGCTGAGTGCTCTTCTCGAGCGCATGGAAGAGCTCGTGCCCGAGCGTGTAGAGCGGGCCGTCTCCGGTGCCTTTGCCGATGATGTCGGCGTTGATAACCACCGCAGGCCGGCCACCTTTGTTCTCAACCTGTACGCCGCGGGCGTTGATTTTGTAACGCTTGGCGAAGTCTTCGCTGGAAAGATACTCAACCTCGACGTCGCCGAACTTGCCGCGGACAAGGCCCTGCAAGTCCATCAGGCTAGATGCAGCATCAACACCGTGCTTATCACGCAACTGTTGAAACAGCGCCTTTGTCGTCGGGTCCTGTTGAGCGTCGATGAACCGCCCCAGATCGCCGGCACGTGCCTCGCGGGCAGCCTTGCCGGTCAGCCGCTCGATGCCACGGGCCGCAAGAGCACCGGCAGCACCCTGCACCATGCCGGTGCCAAGCCCGGCCGCAGCCCCTTCCTCGCCGCCCGACAATCCGCCAAGAACCGTGCCAACAGCAGCACCTTCAATTCCTCCAGCAAGCCCCCTTAGTGAGGAATCCAAAGCAGCGTCCCCACCGTACTGCCCGATCACGCCCAGCATCCGCTGGCGCATATTGGCGCCCGGAGCAGCACCAATGGCCTCTAGCGGTCCAATGCGGGACGGCTGTGTCATCAGGTTCTCGCCGGCACGGGTGATTGCCTCGCCAACCTCGCGGGTGGTTCGCACCGCAGCCGGCACCGCGGCCAAGGCAGCCGCCTCCGGTGCGATGCCGAGGGCTCCGGCAATGCCGGTGGTCGCCGCGGTGGTCCGCAGGGCCTCGGGGCTGACGCTCAGAGCCTCCCCGGCGATGCGCTCCGCCCCGGTCACCAGGCGCTCGACGGGGGCGACAGCCCCGGTGACAGCCCGCCCAGCCAACTGGGCGCCACGGCCGACAGCCCGGGTCGCCAGCTTGCCGGCGCCGAAAGCCTCGCCGATGCCGGGCAGGGCCAGCGTCGGGTCGAGGATCATGGACACGCCCTGAACGAACTCCGGGTTGGTCAGCTCGGGCGGAACGAACAGCCCCTCCTCGCCACGCTCCAGGCGGGCCGTGGTGTTGGCGAAGTCCCGGGCCTCGAGGAACTGCTGGTAGCGCGACTCCTGGGTGCCGGTGCCGGCCACCAGGTCCTTGAACTTGAAGAGCGGCGAGGCCGGGTCCTGGGACTGCGCCACCAGCCCGTAGAGCTGGCGGGTGCCTTGGGCCGCGCCTTCGATGTAGTTCAGCGGGTTGGCAGCCGCGCCCTGGACTCCCTGCGAGATGGCGCCACCGATCATGCCGGCGGCCACATCCACAGACTGCGCGATGGTGTTGAGCCAGTCGGTCTGCCGGGTCTTGGCGTACTCCTCGTATTTGGCGTAGTCGGCGGCCGAAGGCTTGAAGGTAGGGTCCTGCAGCGCCAGCGAGATGTCCTCGCCGGTTGCTGGAAACTGCTCGGCCAGCACCCGTTGCGCCTCGTCCTGGCCAACGGAATCAGGGAACTCGACAACCTGAGAGCCGACCTGGATCTGGTATGGCATATTACTCGATGCGCTTCGTGACTGGATTGTACCTGCGAACACTTCCCTGCGGCTGGGCCGTCTGTTCCATGCCACCGATCTGGCGAAGGTAGTCGTCGGCGAACCGGCCGATGCCGGCCTTCATCGACTTGAATACGGTCGAGCGCAGGTTTGCCTTCTGCTTGAGCACCTTGTCGCTGTCGCCAGGCTGCGGGAAATACTGGCGATCCGCGGCGGCATACTCGTCCTTGCCGATGGCGGCGCCCGACTCCTTGCGCAGAGCGGCGGCGATCCAGTTCTCCTTGGCCGCCTCGTAGATCTTGCGGTCGTCGGTCTTGAGTCGCTCCGGGGTGAATCCGAACTCGGTCAGCCCTCCGGGCCGGTAGCCGCGGCCCACCACGTCGTTGATGGTGCTCTCGTTGAGCATCATTCGGGAGGCAAAGCCCAGCGAGTTGGCCTGCCCCTCGGTCAGGTCCTTACCTTCGACCATCTTGGGCGCAGGCAGGATGTCGACCTTGCCGTCAGCACGCACCACCGTGATGCCACCAGGCAGCGTCTGGGTCTCGATCTGCATCGGGCGCGGCGTGCCGGTGGCCTCCAAGACGCTCCTGATGGCGTCCGGGTTGATCGGGGCACCCAAGCGCTGGAACACATCAATCGCCTGCTTGAAGCGGTCCTGATAGCCGACAGGCTGCGTCTCGGTGACGGTGCGCTGAATGGGCGCAGACTCGAACAACGGAGTCTGCCGCTGCGGGATCGGAGCGATGCCAGCCGGAGGCGGCGTCTGCACTTCGGGCGCTTGCGTGAACTGGGCGCGGTTGGTGCCAGCCGGTATCGGCATGATGTTGCGACCGAGGCCCATCGTGTACTGGTCGGAGCCGCCGAACCGGAAGCCACCGAAGGTCGGGCCCTGTGGCACCTGCGGCGCCGGAGGCGTCTGCATGGCGGCACCAGGGATCTGCTGCACCTGGTAGAAGGGCGTGTATGGCTGCTGCTCGGAGGGCAGCATCATGCTGCTGCTGATGATCGCAGGGGGGGCTGGCACCGCGACCTCCTGAGTGGCAGGAAGCTGGGCGACCTGGGAGATGGCCTGCTCAAGGCCGCGGCGCCGAGCCTCGGCATCCTGCGCGGTCTGCAGGTTGAAGCGGGCGGCCTCGGCCTGCAGATCTTGGATCTCACGAGCCCGCTGCTTGTCCAGTCGATCCAGGTAGAACTCCGCATTGAGCAGCGTGGCCTTCTTCTGCGGGATGGACATCGAAGAGAACTTCTCGATGTCGCCCAGGAGCTTCGACTCAGGGCTGCGCTCGTCCATCACGTTGCCGGACTGCGCCACGGTCTGCAGGTACGGCGCCAGCGACTCCAGGCGCTGCGTGAGGAACTCGTTCTCGGCTTTCTTTTCGCCATACCGCTGCAGCGCCCCACCGATCGCGCTGCCGATCGACTGGATGCCAGCACCGATGCTTCGCCCGGCCTGCGCATACCCCTCGATGAATCCGGGCGCAACAGGTTGCGGGCCGCCGCCTTGATAGCCTGCAGAATAGCCGTAAGTCGCCATATATTGTTATCTCCTGCCAGCAGCAAACCCGCCGCCAACGGCTCCGAGTCCGCTGAAAAGTCCGCCCAGAAGGCTTCCAGTCGCCGACGCGCCGGCAGCATTTGCCGCCCCGATCGCCTGCTGGTTTCCGGCATAGATGTTTTGGGCATAGGCGCTCTCCGGGTTGAACAACTGGCCCGGGTTGAATCCCTGCGCCTGCCCGAGGAAGCCCTGGGACCCGGCGAAGGCCTGCGAGGGCCGCCCCAACACCTGTTGGAAGACATCGCCGTAGACTCCCTGGCCGGCCTGCAGGGCGCCCATGGCCTGCTGCTGGCGCTGCTGCTGCAGCCCGGCGCCCACCATCTGGGACCGGAGCGCCTCCTGAAAGGCAGCCTGCGGGCCCTGAGCCATGCCACGGGCCGTCGAGGCGATCCGAGCCTGCTGCTGGGCCATGCGCTGCTGCTCCGGGGTGAGCTGACCTCCGGCAAGAAGGTTCGACGTCGCGTTGGCCGCCAAGATGTCGGCGATCCGGGCCTGCTCCGGGGAAGCACCGCGGATGGCCTCGCGTGCCTGCGGGCCGAGTCTGGCAATGTCCGCAATGTCGCCAGCCCGGGAGCGTGAGCGGGCGGCCGCCTCGACCTCGCCCATCGTCGGCGCGATCTGCTCCTTGTAGAGCTTCAGGAGCTCCGGGGTGGCCTGGCGCACCAGGTCGAGCTGAAGCGCTTGGTACTTCGGGGCGAACTGCGCCTCGGCCGCATATTTCTCCGGCGCCAGCTCAAGCTGGGTGCGCAGCGTGTCAGCCGTCTCTTGGGCGTAGTTCCGTGGGGGAGGTGCGTCGACTGTCATACGATTTTTGAGGCCACCCGGTAGATGGGCAACGAGCCCTTCCTGTAGGTGGTCAGCTTGCCGTTTCTGTACCCGATGGCCGGGAGGATTGCCGCTTCCGGCCGTGAGTGGAAGAAGGTAGCCGCCACCGCCATCGCGAAGACGGCGCTGTCGGCGGCGAACTGGTGCCAATACCAATGGTCGCCCTCGGGATCGGAGGCCTGCCAAGCCCAAGGCTGCGGTTCAGCACCCTTCTGCCGCCAGCCGATCAGCACCGCCACCACTTTGTCGTCCTGCGTGGCCACCTTCAACGTGCCCTGCTCCGCATGGAACAGCACGTAGTCCTCCAAGGCCTCACGGGTCCAGCCCCGAAAGCTGTCCGGGACCTTGGAGAGCAGGTAGTTGGCGGTCTCTTTGATCATGCCCAGGTGGAGGCGTAGAGAAGGTAGGCCTTGACCTGCCAGTTGGCCCTAGTCAACACGGTGCGAGTGCCGGTGCTGTCGAGGTAGACGAGCTGCGAGTCGGCATCCCCTCCATTCAAAAACACTCGGTTGCCTGGACGAGCCTTTGAAAACCACACGTTGAGGAACAGATTGGTCGTGCTGGAAACAACGGTTCCGATGGAGACTGTGATCGGATACTCGCTGGTCAGGTTTCCGCTGCTCCAAGTCTGCTCGTTGATGACGCTGTGGATGTCTAACTCGTTTCCTGCAACGAATGGCCCGTCGTTTGTCTTGCAACGCAAGACAACTCGGACGAGCTGGGGAAGCACCGATCCGGTGGTCGCAGGAAGCTCGGTGGCTGTGGTGAGCCATTGGACTGCTTGGCTGGCATCCCCGATCGCAGGAAGATCCTTGGCTGTCGTCGTGTAACGCAGAAGACCGTTGGTAAGCGTGCCTCCCGACAGCGTCAGGCCGGAGCCGACCGTGAGTTCCTCAATGTCGCCAGAGGAAGCGGTCGTGCGCCCCAACAGCTTGCCGGTGCTGATCGCTTGAATCTTGGCGAATGTAGCCGCACGAGCAGCCAGCTTTGGCTCGGTTATGACGCCGGTTCCGACGTTCACCGTCGTGCTGGTGAATGTCAGGTCGGTCGAGGACAGCACGGCTGGGTATGCCGACACGCTGTTTCCGTTTCCGATCAGTCGATTGCCGGCGATGGCGGAGAACTTTTCAAGGCCAAGGGAACCGTCCGCCACCGACAGCGTGCCGCCGTCCACCGATCCGGTGACATCGATGCTGGGCGTACCGAGCAGGTTGAGGGTCGATGGCGTCAGCGTGGTCGATGACGTGATCGTGGTCCCGGGCGTGACTGTGACAAAGAGTGGCATGGTTGGTCAGACGTCGTTTTTGCCGTAGAGCCGGTAGGCGATCCCGATCACCTTGGCGCTGTAGATTTCGAGCGAACCCTGGTCGGTGGTCAATAGCGGCTGCACCGAGGCCGAATGCTTACGCAAACGGGCCTTGTGCGAGTAGAACTGGTGCAGCCCGGCCTTCCAGCCGTTGGTGCCGCAACGCAGCACAGGCTGCGTCGAGTAGTCCTCGCGATACGGGTTCAGGAAGTTGTCGCCGGTGTTGCTCGCGGTGTAGGTGCCGCTGCCGTAGGTGTAGTAGGCCGTCCGATCCTTGGTCTGGTCGGTCGCCACCACGTAGGACTCGTTGACCCCATCGAACTGTGCGGTGATCGAGTAGCGGGTGTTCCAGTTCCCGAGCTCGAACTGGATGTCGGTCCATTGCTTGTGGTCGACGTTGTCCTCGCCGGTGTAGCCTCGGAACCTCACCTCGGTGCTGATCTGGGTCGAGATCCCGGTGCGGTTGACGTCCACGAGGGCCTGCGGATCGAACTGGTGGATCAGACCGCTCTCATCGGCCCAGCACAGCGCATCGGTTCCAGCAACCACCAGGCGGCACCAGTAGCGCGGGATCAGCAGCGAGCCCTCCCAGTAGCCTTCCCAGGCCTTGTTCAGGAAGTTGTAGACCAGCGTGCGCTGGTTGGTGCCGTCCCCACCCTCAATCGGCACGCTGATGATGTAGCGGTTGGCGTAGTACGTGGCGCAGGCGTTGGACCAGTAGGCCTGGTCGATCTCGTCGACGAGGTTCTGAATCTGGTCCGAGAGCGGCAGCACCACCGACTGGCTGATGCCGAACTCGGTCTGCCGGAGGCTGATGATGCCGCGCTGCGAGAGGAAGATGACGTCGGACCCGGTGCCGGCGATGGATGACTGCGACACGCAGCCGAACTCTCTGGTGATCTCCGTCAGGCGGGTGGTCGAGAGATCGCCATAGAGGTTCTCCACCGCCAGCACCGAGCGCTCCTTGAAAACGAGCAGCGTCGTGCTGTTGAACGGGTAAAGGGCTACCACCTTGTCGTTCGACCCGGTGTTGAGCTTGAACTCGTTCAGCACCGGGCTGTAGTGCAGAGGGTCCAGCACGTCGGACACGGCCAGGTAGTCGTTGCCGTAGAGCAGCAGCAGACGGTTCTGAAAGTAGAGACCCTCTCGCCCCGGAGGCACCGCGGCACCGGAGGCGCTCGAGCGCTTGATGGAGCCGGTGATGCCGCTGTTGTCGACGTCGACTAGGGTCGAAGGCATCGCGACCGATGCGGTAGGGGTCGTCGAGAATGTGCCGCCAGCAACGATCGTGACAGCCGTCACCTTGCCGTTGGTCACGGTCGCCGTGAGGCTGGCAGCCACAGATGCCGTTCCAGATACCGTGATGGCCGGGGCCGTCAGATAGCCTGATCCCTGGTTGAGGATCGTGACGTTGGTGATCGAGATGTTTGGCGAAGTCCCGCTGGTGGTCAGCTCAATGATCGCCCGGCCGGCATCGTTCAACGAGTCGGTCTCCTCGGTGGTGCCGGAGAAGAGCTTCAGCGTGTTGTTGTCGGTCGGGAAGACGTAGTAGATCTTGCTGTCGACGCTGGAACTTCCGCTGACGTTGGACAGCGTGACCTGATCGCCTGGGATGAAGTTGTGGTTGTAGACCGTGATCGTATCCCCGGTGGGATCGCTTCCGACGATCGACAGCGTGGACGGGATGCGGTTGAACCCAGCGTCCAAGGCCGACGGGTAGGTCGCGTTGCCGCTCATCATCAGCGGCATCCCGTCGTTCAGGTTGTTGACGATGTCCTGCGCCAGATCGTACCCGGTGGTGTTGCTGGCCAGCTCGATGTAGTAGCGGGCCCCGTTCTCCGGGTTCAACGGCAGGGCGTTGGTCTTGGTCCTGGCATCCGACAGGCTCAGGTGCAGCGAGACCTCGGTGTTGACCACGTTGACCCAGAATTGGAAACCCTGCCCGGCGCCGGTAGATCCGGTCCACAACGGAGAGACATCTCCAACACCACCGACCGTCACGATGTCGCCTGTGCCTAGGTCGGGCACCACGTTCAGGTTGATCTCGGTCGAGGCCTCCTGCGATAGCACGTTGTCGTTCTCAAGCAGGATGGCCCCTCCCCCTTCGTTCTCAATCGTGTCTAACACCAGGCCGGTGATGTCATCGAAGTAGTAGCGGGCGTTGCCTGGGCGGAGCATCACCACACCGTTGGTCGCCTGGATGAGGCGCACCGGGAGGTAGATGTCGTGACCGTTGAGCGGGATCTCCACCGGGCTCTGGTTGGGCCGCACGCAGTACATCTTGCCCTGCCCACCGTCCGAGGTGCGCACCTCGTTGGTCGCCACGATCAGGGCGCTGGCCCCGGTGTCCGGGTCGCGGTAGGGGAGGACCCCAAGGATGTCGTCGAACGGATCGGTGGAGCTGTAGAACTGCACCGTGCGGTTGACCGGAGGTCCGGTGAACGAGATGGCCGCGGTCGAGAAGATGCAGTTGGTGCTGTTGTCCAACAGGCAGCGGGTGCCGTTGGCGAACACAAGCACGTTGGCCACCGGATCGGAGCAGATGATCGTGTCCTGCGGGATCGTCGTGCCGCTGACGGGTGGCGCCCCAACAGAGTTGGACGTGACCGTGACCACTCTGGAGGCTTTCTGCCACTTGCCGCCCCACTTCGGCTGGACGATACCCCAGCGGTTCTTGATGACCTGGTCCTCAAAGCGGCGGTTGACCGCCCCTGACACGTAGGACGTCGGGATCAGGGCCGGCTCGATGCGCGAGATCACCCCAACGAATCCATCGTCGATAGCTCCAATCTGGGGTAGGTCAGCCATGGTCAGCGGTTGGGCACGATAATCTGGCGCACGTACTTCTCCTGCAGCGCCACCTTGTCGATCTCCTTGGTCAGCTCCACCTCACCGAGCTCCAAGAACTGGTTGCCGAGGTCGATCTTGCCGTCGACCCGAAGCATCTGGCCGGCAGCCTTCAAGGCGCACACCTCGGCGAATCGGTATGGGAATGCGTAGGCGCTGGCCTCGCCGGCTGTGGCCAGCAAAGGAGGTGTCTTGCGGAACTCCAGCCAGACGTATGGGAGCTGCTCCTCGATCAGAATGCCATCGTCGGTGAACGTGTAGCGTGGCTCCTGCTGGCGCCAAGTCACCCGAGGATCATCGGGCCAGACCGAGAAGGCCTCACCGATCTCAATCGTGCGGGCGCTGCCGTCAGGGTTGGCCGTCTGCGATATGTTTCGCAGGAACTTATTCAGCACTCCCCAGTAGGCCGGAGTGGTCGGGGTGGTGCCTGCCGGTGCAGCCCCATAGAGCGCATAGTACCGTTGGGTCTCCGGGTATAGGACGATGTCACCGATGTTGTAGGTCACCGTGGCATCCCAGTCGCCTTGACTGTTGCCATAGTCGGGCTGCGCCTCGGCCCAGAACTGCGAGTTGATCGTGCCACCAGGGCCCCCGATGGTCGGAGGGTTGCCGGAGTTGATTGAGCCGACGTACTGGTAGTACTTCTGCTCGACCTTGTAGTAGACCACCATGCCGCCCGAGTAGAGCTGCGACGAGCTGTAGTTGGCCGCAAAGAACTCCTGCTGGTAGACCGTCTGCTCCGGCCAGTTGAAGCACTCCCAGGCGCTCCGCAGGCTCATCGAGATGAACGTGCGGAAGAAGTTGGCCTCCTCGGTCGTCAGGGTGCTGAAAACGCGCCCGGTGAGCTCGCAGGCGCGTTGCAGCACGTAATCGTAGGTGACGGTCCTCATTGGCTACCAGGATTTGCAGGCCCAGTACTTGGCCTTCAGCTTAGAGCCCGGGTCATCGCATCCGTGCCGAGCTCGGAAGCTCGCCCGGCGCTCCGGGATGTGCTTCTTGATCGTCATGTCCGGGTCGCCGAAACGCACCAGAGCGACCTGGTCGCCTTCCTTTGCCAGGACAGCGAACTTCTTGTTCTCGCCCGGTGTGCGCTTGGGCTTGTTGTAGCCCGAGAACTTGTTGCCCTTGTAGTTGATCATTGGGACTTCGGTAGGACGTACCAGCCGGCGGGCAGTTCGACTCGCGATGGCCCGACCAGTTTTTTGTTGGAATCGAAAGCGTAGACGCTGGCCTTGATGGGCTTGGCCAGCATCACCGGATCACCGGAAGGCACCAGGACCACCTTCGTCTGGCAACCCAGGCAGATCGGCAACACGAGCAGCCAGATCATCCTTGAGAGCCTTTGGAGCTTGGCCATGTTCGATCTCGGTGGGTGGTTTCTCGCGGACCCAGTCCAGTAGCGCCTTGAGGATCTGGTAGATCCAGTTCACGGCTTCGGCGGCTCGACGGGCTTCTCGGCATCCTTGGCCCAGATCAGGCCCGCCCCGGCGGTCACCGCGGCGATGGTCGAGGTGATGTCGAGGCTGGTGCTGGGATCACCGTCGAACAGGGCCTTCAAGGCCCCGCCAATGGCGACCAGGATGGCGCCGATACCGGCTAGAGTGGTCTTGGTGTTTTTCATTTCTTCCAGGCTTTGTAGAGGGCGATGCAGGCCGCAATGAGGCCGACCACGGCGGAGACGAAGCGGATGCCGTCGGTGAGCTGTGGGAGCAGCGAGGCTGCTGTGGCTGCTGCCGCGGTGCCCAGCGACAAGGCTAGGCCGTTCGTTCCGCCGTGGTTGGTTGCGTCCATGGTTACTCGACGGGCTTAGGTGTCTGCGATTTGATGACGGTGGCCTCGATGAGGTCGTAGAGCGGAAGGCCGACCCTCATGTTTGGGACGTTGGTGGCCTTCATCGCGATTTCGACGAGCTGGGCAAGCTGCTGGGCCTGCTGGAGCGTGAGTTCGATCTTGATCATGCGGCGGAAGCATCGGCAACCGGAGCTTCGTCGGCAACCACAACCGGAGCGGGAGGAGCCCACGGCAGCGGCAGAACGACAACCGGCGGGTTGATCTGGTTGTTGATCTGCGCGGTGACGTTCGCTTCGATGGCGGTCTGATCGACTCCGTTGGCGAAGCACCAGCCGAGAACCTGATCCTGCGTGAGGTCAGGATACGGCGTGAAGGCCTCCGTAGGAGGCGCGAACGACGCGCTGCCGTAGCAGGTGCCGCTGTAGGTGCCATCAATGCCGTTGCAACGCCAGTCGGCGGTGATGACGACATCGGTGAGGGAGCCTTCGACGGGTTTGCAAAGAAGGCGTTCGATGATCCAAGAGAGGGTGGGCATGGTGGTATGGATTAGGCGAGGGTGATGTTGGCAACGCGGGTGGTGCCGTCGGTGCCACGAACCGAGATGCGAAGGTTGGTGTTGCTGGTCAGATTGAAAACCATTTGGCTGTTAGCGGCCAGAGTTGGAGCGGTTCCGGTTACGTTGGAGATGACGTTGCCGGTGGAGTCAAAATACATCCGATCGGCGCTACTCGTGCGAATAGCAAGACACTCGCTTGCGGGGTTTGAAATGCCTGCGTTCTGAAACCAGAAGTTGAGAACTGGGTTTGAGCTGAACCCGCTTGAGACGGGGGCTTGAATGGTGACAGCGGCTAAGGCAGCGGCAGGCGCAGCAGCTCGGCTAAACAACGCGCAGACACCGCTAGAATCAATCGCGTGAATCTTTGCTTGCGGACTTCCCCCCACGCCCAGCCCCGTGGAGTTCAGGGTCATGGCGGTGGAACCGCTGACGGACCAAGTGCTGACTCCGGTGGAATCGATGCGGTAGCGTTCCGCCATCGTGCCAAGGGAATTACAGGTGCCAATGACTAGATATCCAGCATTGTTTCCGCTGGTGCCGTTTTCCTTTTTGCCGCTTATGTTGGCAAAAGCTTGAAAGGTTGTGGCATCGTACAATCCACCAAGACCAATCTGACCACCAACATCAACAGCTTGAGCGACTGAAGTAAAAACCCGCAACGCATTGGTTGGTACAGCGTTGTCGACTGCAGGATTTGTTGAGAATCGAACGTCAAGAGCAGAGCCCGGACTCGCCGTCCCAATACCCACCCGATTGTTCGCCGAATCCACCTTCAGGGTCGAGGTGTCCACCGTCAGATCGCCGGTGATGGTGGCGGAGGCGAGGCTTGCGATCGCATTAGCCTGCAGAAGCTGGTTTGTGGTCACACGGCAGGTCGTGCCGGACGCAGCCATGCTGTTGTTCGACACGTCCACGATGGGGAGGACGTCGTTCGCCGGGTCAATTGCTCCGATGGGAGCTAGGGCTGTGATTTTGGTGTCTGCCATGGCTAGTTCGCTTGGATGATGAGTTTTCCGTCGTCCTCTTGCCGAAGGAAAGTCACGTCGTCCTCCAGCATCAAGGAATCAAATGTACCGTAGGTGATGACGATCTTGTAGGTCGGCTGCCCCTCATCGTACTCGAGGAGGGTGAAGCCATCGTCCTCTCGCAGCAGGTCGCGCCGGATGATCGGTAGGTCGGCGCCGCCGCCAGCCCCTCCAAGGGCTTGCTCGACGCCGAGTCCTAGGCCGAGTCCCAGTCGCATCTCAGACCCACTTGCGGTTGTAGGCGATGATCGCCCCGGAGGATACAGCCACCGAGGTGAACACGCCCGAGATCGAGTCGCCGGCCTGAATGGTCACGCCGGCAGGGAAGTTGGTGATGTTGGAGGACACGGTGCCCAGGATGGACGTTGAGACCGCATGGATCTCCATCCAGTTGCCGGTCACGGTGCCGGCCGAGGCGTCGATGTATCGACCACCGTACTCGCCGGCCAACTGACGATTTGCTCCGACATTCATAGGTTGAACTTCTGGCTGCTTCGCTTTGTGCCACCGCTGAAACCGACCTGCAAGCGTGTAGCCCCGCAGCGCACTCGCACCTCGGGGTTGTCACGCTCCACTTCCTTGAGAAACTGGGAATCCTTCCAGCAATCGTACCCGTACTTGGTGCCCCAGGCATGGTAGAGCGTCGGATCGATCCGCATCCGAAGACGGCCGATGCCGTCGATGCTGCGCAGGTCGGCCTGGGAATCCCTGGCGATGCGCTTCTGCTGGATGCCGGCCTGCACCCAGTCCTTCTGGATGCCGGACTGGAACTCGTTGATTACAGCGCGGCGCAAGTCGCCGGGCAGGTCGTCGAGGGCGTTGGCGAGTACCGAGGTGGCGGAATTGTGAACCATTGGAAAGGGGAAGAGGGGGAGGCCCTGTGCAGGCCTCCCCCGGTGTGGCGACGATTAGCTCGCGCCGTTGAACATACCGAAGCCGGACGGGTTCTTGCAAACCAGGCCGGCGATCGCCTCGACGAGGCGGCCAGGACCACCACCAGCGTCAGGCAGCGGCTTGACCTGCGGCAGCTTGGCGTAGCGCACCTCGACCATGTCCATCGGGATCACGTAGCCCTTGTAGGCCTGCGCAGACAGCGATGTGCCGTTCTTGCCGCCAATGAAGGTCGACGGGTGCAGGATCAGGCGGCCGAAGTCGCCCTCGAAGATGTCGATCGACGCTTTGAAGGTGTCGGCCGACAGGTCTTGGTTGAACGTGCGGACGCTCGTCGCGGCGATGCTGTTGGTATTGGCAACCTGGGTCGTGCCGGAGGCAGTCAGGTTGGTGAACGCACGCTTGAGCGTGGTGCCGAGGATACAATCGTAGTCCCGGAAGGTACCGGTATTGCCGTAGACGGCCGTCAGCACGTTCTGGGCGGTCGCCTCGGTGAAGGAAGCGCTGGCCGTGGTGTCCACCGCGCCGGAGGCCGGCAGGAACGGCGAACCGGAAGCGCAGGCGCCGATGTTCGAGGCATTGGTGCTGTTGAGCCAGTTGCCGAGCGAGCCTGTCAAATAGGCGTTGCTGGTGCCGTTGTCGGCCTGCGCAGCCTGGTTGGTGCACATGAAGGTCGACTCCATGTCGCGCTTGATCTCGACGAGCTTCTTGGCAATGCCGTTGGCCAACTCATCGGTGACGCCAGCCACATCTTGCGTCTCGGCGATGAAGCCGATGCGGAGGTCGCGGCGGAACGCCTGGCCGTAGTTGTTCAGACGGGTCCGGTTGGTCACCGGGTTGGAAGCGTTGGCAACGGTCACGTCGGTGCCGTCAACAACACCCTGAAGCACCGGGGCGCCATAATTGTCCACGAGCCAAGAGAACTGCATATTCCCGATGTCCTTGCCTTTGGGAGACATGGACACGAACGGGGTCGACTTGGCGTCGACGATGGCGATGTAGTCCGCGAGATCCTCACGGGCCGCAGACGTAGAAGCGAGCGGCACAGAGCCGCCCTGGTTGGGTTGGAGCAGGGGCATGGTTAGAGCATCCTTTTGAGTACTTGAGCCAATTCAGTAGTTGATCCAGAGCGTCGGAATTGGGACTTGGCGGCCTGCAGTTGGGCCTGGGCTGCGTCCTTCTTGACGGGCGCTGCCGTTGGCTTGCCTGGCTGGCTCGGGGCCTTCGCAGGAACACGAGGCAACGAGGGCTTCCCCTTCGCAGACTCACGCTCCAGACGCAGGCGCCGCCCCTCGATGAAGTCGCCGATCAGCACCTGGTACTCCGGGAGCTGCGAGATCTGCGGCAGTTGCCGCAGGACCTGCTGCGCTGCCGTATACTCGGCGCTGGAACGGTCCTTCCACCAAGGATAGAGCTGCTCGGCCACCGGCTTGATCTGCTGGTAGGACTGCAGGAACCGAGCACGGTTGGGGATGTGCAGGTCGATGGCGTCTTCTACACGCCGCCGGATCTGCTTCACGTCCTCCGCGCTGTACTCCTTGCCGTCCACCTCGCACCCGTCGATGTTGTCCTCGCACCACCGCTTCAGGTTCCGGGCCTTAGTCCACTCATCATTGAGCTTGGTCACGTCCCAGACGTCGCTGAAAGGGTCGGATTGGTTCGCAACAGCAACAGGCCGATCGGCCGTCTGCTCGAGCTTCGCCTTCGCATCGTTGAGCTCGCGCTCCAACGCCTCGGCACGCTCCATCGCCTCTTTCTTCTGGCGAGTGAGCTTGTCGATGCGCTTGCGCACACCCAGCGACTCCTCCTCTTCCTCCGTTTCCGAAAGAACTTCCTCGGGCGACTCGGCCCGTGGTTCCGTTTGTTCTGCGGTCGGCTCCGCAGCCTCGGCCTGATCTTCCGCACTCGCGG